TCACCATCAAACCATCAGCTCCTTCAACGGTAATGGTTGAAGAAAAGTCAGATCCTTGATCGATCGAAATGTTTGCAAATACTGCCATGAGTGACTCTATTTATAATAATTCGTCAATGGTACTTTATTACTGCATATACCAGTCAATTATGGCGTAATCAATTGCAGTCTCGCCAGTATAGGAATCTGTTATTGTGCAGCTTACAGCGACCGAATAATCGATCGGTTGCAAATTTCCGAGAAAAGTGGTACTTAAACTATTTGGACTGTCTGGTATTGCGTTTCCAAAGCCCGGACCGCCAAAGGTATATTCATATTTCCATTCCACCGAATAGTTATTGGAATTAACATTGGTCCCAGACACAGAGGCATTTAGTGTATTGCTAGTTAGATTACCACTAGATCCATTATTTACAGCACTTTCGATAATATTAATTGAAACTGGCTGAAACCCTACATCTCTGAATAGATCGGATGTAGCAGTGCCATTTACGTAATATGGAACTGGTCCTCTTCGATCGCTCGAATGCATCGAGGCTTTGCATACTGCCCCTAGATCTGTACCATCATCAGCTTTATAATTAGTAGTAATACCGCTATTTCCAGGCGCGTACAATCCATCGATAGCATTACTACCAAATCCGCCAGTATAATATGGAAAACTTGGCATATATTGTTATTCCTTTGATTCTAATTTCTCGAGGCGAACAACAATATCCTGCATTGCTCCGATAAGAACCGCGGTGATACGAGAGTAATCGATAGAATCCGGTTGACCGATTCTGTTCAGTCGAACAACTGCAGGAATTAATGCTTGAACTTCTTCAGCAATAAGACCAATTTCATCCTTTGCTCCAAATTTCATATCATATGAAACTGGGCGAAGGTGTTTGATGATGTCAAGTGATCCTGTTAAGTCCTTAACGTTTTCTTTATAACGAAGTGATGAAGTAGCATTGAAGCTACCAGCAGTAACAGTGCTGAATGTTACTGCGCTATTCGTATTTAACGCTTGATCGGCTCCTGGCCCTTGAGAACCTATTGTACCCTGAGTACCGCCGGTTCCTTGAGCGCCAATGGTTCCTTGAGCGCCAATGGTTCCTTGAGTACCTGTACCAGTTTGACCAATAGTCCCTTGAGTACCTGTACCAGTTTGACCAATGGTCCCTTGAGCACCTTGAGCACCTCCGCCACCAGCCGTACCTGCAGTACCCTGAGCACCTTGAGTACCTGTAGCATTTGTACCATTTGAACCTACTGTACCTTGTGCACCTTGAATACCTGTGCCAGTATTACCAATTGTGCCTTGTGAACCAGTAATACCTTGGCGTCCTTGAATTCCTTGTACGCCTTGAGTTCCTTGTGCACCGATTGCTCCTTGTGCACCTTGAACGCCTGCGCCAATGCTACCTTGAGCACCTTGCATACCCTGAGAACTTGCAGCTCCCGCAGTACCTTGAATACCTTGAATTGCAGTGCCTTGAACACCCTGGATACCTTGAACACCCTGGATACCTTGGATACCCTGAGTGCCTTGTGTTCCTTGTGCTCCGTTAGATCCTACAAATCCAGCAGTACCCTGGATGCCTTGGATACCTTGACGGCCTTGAATACCCTGAGTTCCCTGAAGACCCGAATTACTTCCAACCCAAACTCCGCTTGAATTAATGACTTGTTGAACTCCGCTAATGCCTTGAATAGAAATACCCTGAGCGCTTAAGACAGCTGGTACGTACGCTGGATTTGTATTAAAAGTGATCGTGGACCAGTTTGGAGAATACGTTGTAGACGTAAGTGTAGTAGAACCTTCAACCGTAAGATTGCCTTTAATAACAGTATCCCCAGTAACATTTGCAACCGTGAACTTATTTGCACCAGCTGAATTTTGTACTAATAGATCGCCGCCTTTAACCGTGGCTCCAATTAAAGTAACGCCACCGTTCAATGCAACTGCTCCGCTGAATGTAGCTGCTCCAGCCACACCAACTGTTCCTTGAATATAGGTATTACCAGTTGCTGCCTCAACAGTAAAGCTTTTTGCCATTGCAGTAATACCCTGGGTACCCTGCAGACCTTGCACGCCCTGAGCGCCAACTATAAAATCACCAGTTGCTGCTAATCTATTCGCGAACAATTTATCGCTATAAAGACTCACTGCGCTACTACGAATTTCATTCACTGCACCAACAAGATCAGTTGAATTCGCTCCAACGAGGGGTTTAGCTACTGAAAGACCCACCTTGGTCTGCAATTCATTGACCACAGCAACAACATTCGTATGATCCGCAATATTATTATTGAGGTCAACGATATTGCCAAGATCCGAAGAGATAGTGTTAGTAGCTAGGCGCCAGATTTCAAATGTGCTGGTTGGCTCGACTCTTGTAGGTTGGGTTGGCATAATAGATTACTTTATATTGGAAATGAGAGAATTCACGAGTTCTTTTAACTGAGTGACTTCAGCCTTCAAATTTTCTAGTTCCTGTTCTTTTTTCTGGTTGCTTTTTTTAACTTGAAGTCTGCGGCTATATTCAGTCTTATTTCTATTTATTACAGCATTTGTCGACATATCCCTTTCTAATGTGGGATTATCTACAACTGATGCTCTCATCATTGGTCTCATAGATTAGGTACTTGCAATTGCTCTGAAGTCTCGGCAAGTTGGTACAGCTGATGAGTTCTGTGCGGTAAACGTAATCTTCACGGCAAATGCACTGAATTCAGCCATGTCCAAGATGTTGTATTGAGCCTCGGTATAATCGTTTGAATTATCCGTTGTTGGAATTGGATTGTCTGGAGAAACGCCGGCATTCGCGATAGTCGCATGGCCAATCCATGGTAGATCTTCGAATTTAGCATCTGAACCATTAGGAAGAGTCTTATAGAAGAGCTCGATGCCAGCTCCGGTGGGTTGATTTACCAGGGTATAAATGTGAAGTGATGTCGCAGGATCATTGAGTTCAATCTTGCGGGTAATATACTTCGAGAGACGTGAACCGCCAGAAGACTCCGTTTCCGCAATAAAATTATTTACTGCGTTTGATACTCCTGGAGTAGCTGATGCTGCAGGATTATCGATACGATTTGCCACAGTTACAACGGATACACGATCCAGATCAATGACTGGAGAAATGTTCTCCAATGCAGTCGTAAGAGTACCTTCAAAGTACATACTATACTGTTCGGAGTTGCTTAGAATAGACGTAGGACTTACGTGCGGTTGAGAAACGATGGTCTGAGGAGAATTGAAATATATATTGTCATTAACCTTAACATCAGTGTATTCTGATACATTATGAGGATCTCCCTGTCCGCTAAGCGATTCGCCACTCGTTACCTTTGCTTTCCAGTTAATGTTTGTGGCTGGGATAATCGATTGCTGAATGATTGGATGTAGAACGTTGAATGTCTTATTTTCAGTTGCTCTAACGGAAGTACCACCCGCACGACCAGTTTTTGAAGCAGAACCACCCGTGATAGAAATCGTATAAGAATCGATTTCAACGTCATCTATGTCATGCGTAGTATTGAGTGCTGAAATTGAAAGGCCGTTTAATGTGCCGCTTCCGCTACCATCGTTTTCTTCAATTCCTGAAAAAGTTACTTTGGATGATCCAGCAAAATGTCCGTGATTCTTATGAAGAACGCGAACAATGCCGGAACTTAAAGTGGTCTGAATTGGATTTGATAGCGTGGCAGATGGAGTTGGAGCATTTACAAATGTTGCAGTACCTGTTTGGGCAAATGCAGCACGACGCAGAGTAAATTTGATGTCCTTGGTTTGCTCTGGAGTCCAGGTCGAAGCATTTGCAGACTTGAACATAACGCCATCATATGGCTGCTTTGTAATTCTGAATGATGGTGCTGTGACGTCGTATTCTCCGAGTTCCGAAATAAAAATCTTAGGTTTATTCGAATTGCTAAGAACCACGAAGCAATATTCAACTCCCTGCATTAAGTATACTGGGGATTCGAATGTAAATGTTGTTGGAACTGTTGCAGTTTCTGTAACATTAATATCCACTGCAGGCATAGTAACCTGAGAGAATGGTACCACCGTTGGAGTTGGAGCTCCGTTTACCATGACGCGAATTTGTATAGTAACTGGAACCTCGTCATCCTTTGCTGCAAAGTATAGATCCAATGATGTTACGAATGCTCCTTGGCGAGAATCAATCATGAAAGATTGAGCCAACGGATCAATGTAAGCTGGTGCATTAAAGTCATCTTCCCACGAAAAACGACCGCGTTCACCGATTACTGGTTCAACCGGATCTACTGGTGGTGTCCAGTCTGGAATAACTGGATCTGGTACGATAGGATCTACGGGTGGTGTTGGAGGAGCCGGAGGCGGCGCAGCAGGCGGAAGCGGATCCGGAGTTGGATCTGTAAACGTTGGAATGTTCCAGCGATAAAACTGTTCAGTCGACGTATTGGATGAACGATCCACGGTTACCTTTTGATCGTTAACCTGAGTGCGATTAATTTGTGGAACACGTGTTGAAACGACGCTGTGTTCAATCGTGTTCATTGTTCCCTGTGCAAAATATTGAGTTTCAGCACTGGTATCTGGATTTTTCTTATTGTCCGAACTATTAGTGAGGCGGAAAATGCGAGGTCCAGTCTTGAATTTGAGAGTACTTGTATTCGGAATTACGAATGAACCTACAAGAGTTCCGGTATCATCCGTAATTAAGTCTGTGGCCACGCCTGGATGAGATGGAGCATCTAGATAATTTTCAACATCTGTACGATCCGAGTATTTTACAAATCCATCGTTACTCGTACCGCTCTCATCACGAACATAACTTGCCATATTGATGCCATCAAAGAAGGCATACATCTTGGTATTTGGCTTCAGACGAGTTGCTTTAAAGTAAATCTTGCGGGAACGAATGAAAGGAACGAAATTGATTTCAACTACCTTATCTCCCATGTCCGTTGTTATTGTATCCGGAACAATAGATGTGCGGACGCCGTTACGTGATTGCTGAGCAGTCGTAGTTGTCGTAATCGTGGTAGAAATATCTGCAACAGATATTAAAGGATTTCCGTTGTACAATTTTGTGGTTGTATCGGATACTTGTTCTGATCCTGACCAATTTGTCTGCCATTCATTCCATACGGTACCGATTGCGCCCGTTTGATCCAGCATTGATACGAGCGTATCATAGATACCTGTTTGGTCGATGACAACATCAGGCGCGCGCTTGGTTTCTTTCCATTCGTCGGTATTAGGAGAAAGAGTTAGATCTCCTGTCCAGTTAAATACATTGTATGGATTGATATATTCAGAAGATGATGCATACGGTTGAACGATTGCATTTGTCTGATAATAATTAAGCGTGAGAAGGGATCCGGTCTGTCTGAGATTTGTATTGCTATTCAGAATCAATCTAGCATTGTCTTCATAGAACATTGGACGTAATTTGCCCGTTGCTTTGTCCATTGAAACGGTGTAATCTGGATCAGTGATAGCTCCGACATTATGTCCATAGAAGCTATCAACCACGAATCCGTTTTTATAACGAACACTGGCTCCATCAAAAATCTGAGTTCCAACCGTGTCCTTTTCTAAGAGTGACAGAGAGGTGTAGTACTCGAGTTTCGAAACACGTTTTTCAATCTTACCGATATCCCGCATGGTGTAACGCTTGTTATCAACCATGGACGGAATTGTGTCTGCAGCGTTAAATGTATATGCACCGAGACGGAGAACATACAGCACCATTGCGTCTTTTGGATCTTCTGGTGCTACTGGATTCGTGGAAGAAATTCCCTTTACTACGCCAAACTGACCATCTTTATTGACAAAAATCTTGTCAATGCGTGGCATATAATATACAATGTCCGCGCTAATTGTAGAATCCGGATCGATCGGAGCTCCGGGTGAGGAGAAATCAGTACCAGCAAGGCTGCGAGTAGGTCTAAAATCTAATACGTCACGCAGTTGAACCATTCCCAGTGAGGACTGGAAAGAAGGAATGTTTTCGTAATCACCAAAGCTAGCAGTATATGAATCAACCGAGAAATAATCACCGCTACCATGAGTAAAATAATCATAGGTAACTCTGATACGACCAGTTGGTGCAGAAGCTCCGGGTTTTAATTGGAGGCGAGCAATATCATACATATTGTCTCTTTGACCATTATCCAGAATATATCGATCCACGATATTAGGATTGACTGCAATATCTGGAGCAGTAGTAAAATCTGCAGACATATAAACACCCTTCACGCGAAGAACGTCCGTCTGGCCAAGACTATCATATCCATTAGCCACCAAATTAGGTGTTCCTGCAATCGTCACAGCGCCATTTGTATAATACGTTTTGGTTCTCTGAGTATAGAGAGCACGTCTTACAGGAACAATAATGGTTACAGCCCCACTGCTAAGACCCGAAAAGGTAACAGTTGCGGTAGTAAGTGCTCCGTTAGGAGTAATATCCGTGATTGTGACAATTGAACCATTAGCTTCGTTGATTGCAATCCAATCGTTTTCAAACGTATTGGCAAATGTATCACCAGTGCGGGCTGTTAATGAAATAGTAGTACTGCTAGTAGTAACAGTGGCATGCTTCTTGATTCTAGCATCATACACAGTTCGGATCGTCGATTCTGGTTTGATGGTTTTTACATTATTTACTGGCAATCTAAATAACATCGAATTCGGAGCTGCTCCGAGGGAAGATGATACTACATTTGCTGAAAACGCATCGAGGCTACCATAAGAGTGATATACCTTTGCAATATCGGAATATGCATAACCGCCACTTAGTAATACATCAAATAGATAGAGGCGATAGGTGGTTCCGCTTACCCATTTGAATGAGCGGGCACGGGCTGAACCGATAAGGGTATTATCGGATTTACGAAGTTGTAATGGCGTAAATTCTACAATATCAGGAAGACCAACTGTGCTATTTACATCAATGTAATTCTTATATGTTGCAGCAAAAGATTGTTCTGCCAGAGTATCTTCATCTCGTGCTTTTTCAACTGGGACATACGCGGTATCTTCAAGCTGAATGCGATAACCGTTTACATACGCAACTGATGGTTCAAGACCCACGGCAAGGCGACGATCTCCGTATGCCGTTGCATTAGCATCGGTGCCAAAATCCGGGATCTTGGCAGTAATTTCGGAAGCAGTATACTGACCACCATTGGTTCCATCATTCAGATATTCTTTAATGTTAATCTGAAATGGACGTACAGTATAGTTGCCCGACTCTTCATAGGTACGTTTTGCTAAAATATCACCAAGTTCTGAATACTGGGTGCGAACTGCTGCCCGAACTTTACCGTGTTCAACTAGTAACAGTTGAATGATATTCGCCTCATCTCGATCTGCAAGCTCGATGGGTTGTTGATGAAGTTCTAAAGTAATTGAATAACGATCTGCACCGGGTGCTGAATCGTTTGGACTTCCAGCTGCATTATCTTTTAATGTTGGATCCATCGCGGATCCAACGACGTCTTCATGAACGATATAGACAACACGAGCATTTGCATCCGTGGTATATTTTTCTAGAATGATACTCTCAGCTGCATTATATACGAAATTGCCAGCTACAAAATAGGCACCTTCTGATACTGAAACTCTGCAGCCATATCCGACTGGATCTGTTTCGAGTGCAGCGACAGTAACAGCATGGGATTCTGCATCGTCGGAGGTTAAGATTTCGCCTGCCAGGAAAAACTGAGTAATACCATCATAAACGCCTAATGTGGCGGTCGAAGTATATTTTACGAAAAGCGTAAGTGGATCAGATCCTACTGGAGGGGTTGCATCTAAAACTGTTGCAGTGATTCCGCTCGTTCCACCAGTAACGGTAGTACCGATAAGGGAAGTATAGAAATTATCTGGGTCAGGAGTACCGCCAGATTCAAGTTTAACATACGCAAATCGAGTATCGAGTGTGGCTAGACCACCAATAACCGGCGATCCTTCTTTAAAAACATGACGGCCGAAACGATCGATCTGCGCCTGAATCGCAGTCTGCATCTGGGTAAGTTCGCGCGCCTGCACCGAATATCCTGGACGAAACAGGATACGCATGTAATTCTTCGTCTGATCGAAGTCGTCGTAGTACGGAGCTCTATTGTATGTTTTAAGTGCCATGTTGTATTAGAATTCGATGATAATCTTAACGTCTTCGATCTGGTTATAAGCGCGATCGATCTTTCTGCGATTTTCCAGAAACAAAACTTGACCAGTAAATGGTTGGACTCCGCGATAGCCGATAACATCTTCTGGATCTGTTATGAAGCTATCAATATTTGGTCCGACTGAATTGCTGATGCTAGTTTTAACTGCTCCGAGAGTAAACGGAATATATCCGGTTTTATCGTTTTGGTGATATTTTAAAAGTCCAGTATCCGGATCAAATGAATCAATCCACGCCTTTGCGCCTGTAGCATCCTGGTACATATACCCATAAAAAGCACGGCCGTTGATCTGATCGGAATAATTGGGACCCATTCCGCTAACCATAACGCTTCGCAGCGCATTATAAACGGTATCGGTTGCCAAAGTAGTTCCGCCGATTTCTAATGGATTCTTGACGATACCGATTTGGCGAAATGCTCCATCAACAATAAATGCGCCAGCATGTGGGTCCGCACCATTTTCGGAGTATTTAAGGCTGACCTTAATACCGATATAAAATCCACCCAACTCGCGGGCTGGATCTGTACCATGACCACCGTTTGGTGAAAGAATTGGTTCAGCATACGCATTATTGCCGACCGCGCTGTGTAATGGATAACCGCCACCCGCAGCACTCGCTTGATCAGCAATTGTAAGGTATGCTACGCTATATCCGCTACCTGGGCTATCGATGATAATCTCAGTGATATTGAAAGGAGAAACGGTATTTACTACGGCATGCGCAGTAGCTCCGGTTCCGTCTCCTAGAATTGTTACAATCGGAGGATAGCTTGGATTAGAATTATAACTTTCTCCACCAGTCGTTAGATTTACTGGATCCGGATTAACAATCTCAATTCGGAAAATTCCTCCCTTTGTAGCAGAAATTGCAGAAGCTTGCTGAGCGATCCATTGGGGATAGTCAGGATCGTTTTCGTTGGCTGGCTGAGTTACAACCGTTTTTACGGGCATGTAATTATTCGTCATGAAATCGATAGCATATGACGGAATTGTATACATGTACTTCCAAACATAATCATCGGCCAGTGTAATAGGCTCGGTAGTAGTATGATTCGGCATAACTGTCGAATTTGTACCAGGAGAATACAAGCATTTATAGACTCTGTAGTCAGAAGTGCTTACGTAAAATTCATTGCTCTCAGATGAAACGGTTAAAATTGTTTCATCACGATCACTCCAGGGTTTGTAAATCTTAGATATCCAATCGTGTCTTGGTACCATGTTAATGATATTCGCGGAAGTGATTTCTTTCATGGCAATCATATTCTGCCATGAATCGTTCATTTCCAGTACCGTATTAAAAGGAATAGTTGGTACATCCTCGATGTCATCAGGAACATTACTTAATGTTTTACCCCAAGGATCGGACTTACCGATAAACACATAGGCTTTACTTCCAGCAGTTTTAGCCGTTCCAGTACCTTCTCCAACGCCAGTTGCAACAAAAGAGGTACCAATAGTATTGTTCGCAGAACCGATGTCGGTAAAGTCAGTTTCGGATCCAAGATCCCCGAGCGTTACGATGGTATAGGTCTGGCCAATGACAAAATTACCAGAAGTTATGACAGATCCCGCACCTGCGGATACGGCCTGACGAAAATTATTAGCGTTTTCTAATCTGAAATTTGAGGAAATGATGGCTGCCATAAAGCGGTTAGGTAGGTGTGAGTGTGATCTCTAGATGGATGTCATTCCAAATAATCTGTGGTGAACTCTGGGTTGCGTAACTATTTATAACGTCTGAGATAGTATAATCTGCCCATGGATAAAGATTTCCGTATCCTAGCGCATTACGAGCATCTTCAATTCGAATATTGCGGTATCCTTTCACAGTGACGCCATCATAGAATTTCATCATATTCGATGGATTGATGATGGCTGTTCCACCACCGCTTCCGGGTCCAGTTGCCGTAAATACGGTCCCAATGTCATTATCCCCAGCGCCGATGTCGGTGAAGTCGGTGTATTCTGGATCGTCAGACGGAACATTAGATGTAATGATATAGCTTTCTCCAGTTTCAAATGAACCAGCATCAGTCTTTTCAATATCCAGACGCATTCTCCAGTATGTTGTCGTTCCACGATCTGGTTCAGCTGGTTTTAGTGTTACAGTATGGATTCTTTGTTCTTTTGCTGTTCCGGTGCCGGGACTATGCTTAACGATTCCGGTACCACTTCCGATTCCAGTTGCTAAGAAAACAGTATTGATAGAACTGTTTGCTGCTCCTACCAATGTAAAATTAGTAGTACCCGGAGTTATGATTTTATAGGTCTTTCCTATTACAAAATTTCCAGCAGTTATATTTTCTGCGCCAGTTGCCGTTGCAACAAAGACGGTACCAACTTCATTGTCTGCAGCACCGAGTAGGGTAAAATCGGTAATGTCATCAAAGGATCTAGCACTGCCAGCTACCGTATTTGCCTCATAATTACCAACCCCTGTTGCAACAAACGTAGTTCCAGTATCATTATTTGCTGATCCGATTGCTGTAAAATTAGCATTTCCATATCTAGCGATACCACGACCAATTAAGTTTGTTCCTGTTCCTGTTGCAACAAAAACTGTGCCAACGTTATTGTTGGCGGCTCCAAGCAATGTAAAGTTATTAGAATCTGTTCCCGGGACTACGATGGTATACGTCTTTCCAACTACGAAATTTCCACCAGTAACTAGTACTCCGCCAACAGATTCAATGACGTACGTCTTTCCAATTTCAAATGTACCCGAAGCTTTTAAAGTGCCACCTTTGCTTACGATGGTATAGGTCTTTCCGATTTGGAAATCTCCGCTTCGGATAATATCGTATGTTGAAAAGTATTGTCTTTTAAATTCGTTATCCTGTCCACCAATTGGATCAATAATAATGCTATATGGAATATCCTCGTTTGCGATAAGTCCAGGTTGTCTATACAACATGGAACTATAAATTCTTCCATCATCCGAATTTATAGTGCTGAGATGATTGACCTGCTCAATGAGAATTTGAATTTGCCCAAAGAAAATGAATCCAGCTGGATGTACCAGACGATTGAACACATTTTCCCACGCAGAAATATTCTGACCCGTTCTAATTACATATGAGAATTCTTGATAAAAATACGAATCTTGAAGCTTTATGTTATCAGATAGAAATCCCTTCTGATTTGAATATTGCCCACGGCGTTCAGCTTTTCCGGTGCCGGTACCCGCGCTTGTGGCTTTAAACACGGTTCCAATATTGCTATCGTCTGCTCCGCAGTCTGTAAAGTCAGTATTTCCTGGAAATGTAATTGTGTAAAATGCATTCTCCACAAATTGACCAGCAGTAGTCAATTCTCCAGGAGACCAGCTTCCTGAACTTGGAATAAGCATTGACTCTTTGGGGTAATATATTTCTACATTATCATCAAAGATAATTTTAAAGAAAAGAGCAATCGAATTCTGGGATCCGCGGATCGAGTAATATCTCATCAAATTCTTGTAGAGAGTAACTCGGTTAACATTGACCGTATACGACTTAGTCGTATCGAAAGGATTGGTTCTTACGGTTTCAGCAAGTTTTCTTGGAACTGAGATGGCAATTTCCTTTTGAATTTCATCGAGATACTCATAGTCAGCGGTATCAATATCGCGAGCAGCATCAATCCTAGAAATTTCATTACTAGGATTTCCTGGCTCATTGAGATATGAATAATAGTCTTCCAATAACTCCATGAGCTTTTCAGCATTTGGCTGAATTTGGCTTGGAATTAACGAACCAACACGAACCGCTTCTTTGGTCTGTTTGCGACTACTAGCAATGGATTCAACGGAGAGTGACATATTCGATTAACGGTGACGTGAAGGTGTCGTATAGTTAATTGCACCGGCAGATCCGGAAACTGCAATCGTATCAATTTCACCGCTGATTCTCACTTCTAATGGATCGATTTGAATCAGCTGATTGCGTTTTGGAGCAAGGTCATTCGAATTTGGTATTACTGTGATTCTGATATTATCCGTAGTATCAGGTAAAAAGTTGTTTAATACGATACGACCCGCAGCCTGATAAACATAACCAGCATCTGCAATAACTACGACTGGTAAATTATTCACAATTTTGTAAATGTATACTTGTCTATCTGGGGAATTTTTAATTGGAGAATCTCCAAAATAATGGTTAACGCCATTGATTAAGAATTCGTTGGATGTAATGACCGATTCAGTAGATTTTGTAGAATAGATTGGTGATGTAAACTGTAGATCAAAGTTATTACGGACTGTATTAGATGGAGTAATGTCCTTGAACATAAACACGCGAATGCTAGAATTTAAAACTGCAGCATTTGATGCATCAATCGACTTGAGTAATTGTGATGAACGAAATACTCCGTCAAACCGCTCAAGGTAATTTTCATTGTAATTTACGATTGCATTACGTACTTTCGTGATTAGTTCCGAACTCGTGACATCGGTCAGGTTTGGGTTAAACTTAAACGATACGTCTAATGCCACGTAGGTATATTCAGGATCTACAATCACTGGAGTAATAGAAACTACGTTTTTACCTCTCAGTAATGTGATGATTTCTTCTTTCTGTAATGTAGTTAGTAAATTTTGATCTCCGACAGGCTTGATCGAAATATAAACTTTACCGAAATTTGGATTCGACTCATGTTCTCCGCCCCATACCGTGATCGCTTGGATGTTTCCAAATTCTCTTTGGACAATCGCGCGGTAATCGTCAGCGGTCACTGCGCGGTTTTGAGTAATGAACGTGAGCGGTGCATTATATCGGATCGACTCAATTGATTCCCGAGCAGCGCCACCGTAAGAAAGAATCGTTTTAGCGACAATAGATCTAACCGTTCGGGTTGCATCAGATTTATCACCCGTGATATTTTCGCCAATCGTAAATCCAGTCTGAGCTGAATTTACGCCTGGCAATGCCCAATTCTTTACAATATCTTTTACGATGAGAATTCCATTAGTAAAAGATACCACCTTTGCGGTACTACCCTTTATACTGCCTGTGACAGTATCACCCGGAATAAATGTAACGGCTGAACCTCCAATCGGATTACCCGGATCCAGTGTAATCGTCAGTTCCGATGTTTTGTCAATAGTGATTGCTGATCCGGATTGGCCACCAATTGAATCGATTGCAGTAAATGCTCTGGCGCCATTTGCCGATGCACCATCCGTATAAACATATTCAATTTCGACAATTTGATTATCGATTGGCTTTGCTCCAAGAATACCATCGCCGAAATAAAGTTCGTAATTGCCGACTGAATTTTCTTGGATAAAGTAAATTAAACTGTATTGATCCACGTCTACAAGGCTCGTAAATCTAGTATATGTGGTATAATCTTCTGTTACCTGGTTAGACTTTAAGCGAACCCGAACCGTTGTGGTATCAACGTTTGTATCTGGAATTATGAACTTTTGATTTGGAACCTTGCTATCTACGCGGTATAACATTCTCTTCAATGTACCCTGTTTAAGGACTACGTTGTTAAAATGGTAAACGTTGTTAATAGGATCAACTGTGATAAGTTCAGTATTAACGAACGTGTATTTTTTCGTATCTACAACGGTAGTAAAACGTGTTCCACGCTCCAGACCTAATTTGTTACTATTAGTTGCGTCTAATGAAATATTCACAATTGCAGTCGAAGCAATTGCTGATCTTGGAAGATAGCCTAATAGTTTAGCATGACTCGCAACATTACCACGTAGCTGAGCTGAATCAAGGAAGGTTTCGTTCAGAGATAAATGCGCTAACATTGCATTATAGTGCGTGTTATATGCGAGTACATCCATTAAAACCGAAAGTCCTGAACCCTCGAAATTCCAGTCGGTGTATTTCTCGTTAGACTTAAAGTAGTCGATGGTGGACTGCTTAATCTTTTGGAAATCTAGTTCTGTGATATTAAATTGAGCCATGGGTAGAAATTGGATTAGCGGATTCGGATAAGGTAGACCGACATGTCTACGTCGACGTCAATGGAGATTACTCGAAAACCGATTATAACATCATAGCGGTTTTCATCTGAATTGTCCTGGATTTGGATAGTAATCTGATCCACTCTTGCTTCATGCTGTTCCAGGACTAATTTGATGTATTTACGAAGAGCTGAAATTGTAAATTTGTCAGCCGGTTCAAAAAGCAATGCTCTTAGATTTGAACCCAGTCTAGGATTAAATGGTCTTTCATCAAAGTTAGAAAGTACTAAATTCTTTACGGAATTCTTAACTGCTGCAATATCAGTCAGCGGTACAATATCATTAAAGTCCGGATGAAGTATCAAAGATAGATCTAGATCAGAATACGGTTGAGTGCGAGAAACAAGTACAGATTTACTCTGAATAATATTCGAATCTGAGGTGAGTATCTGCGTGCTCATTATTTCAGCTATTTATATGATTATTGGATATTGTTTTCAGCCGTCCGAACCTTATCGTCTTGATAGGATACCCACTGAACCACCAAAGC